CTAAGGGACTTTAAAGCTTCAGCTATGCCCACTGCGGGCGACATTTTAGACGCTACGCGGTCCATTACGTTCAGGATAGGGATCCTGCCAGCATATAGATCCTCTCGATCTACCCCAAATGTGAAAGATCCAACATCAATCCTCTGGATGGTTTCGTTGATATCACCACCTGCATATTCAATTAGAGTTTGAAATGCTTCTGATGCTCCTCTCTCTTTTACAAGTGCTAATAAGTATTGCTCTCTGGACAACCAGAATTCCACAGCACTATCAACAAAAGGATTATCCGCGCCTTGGTTCATGCGCGATATTTCGGCCATAAGCTGCTCAGAGACCGTCAAACCTTTGCTCCTCTCTGAGAAGAATAACGCTGCGAGTGGACGATAGGCAGTGCCTACACCCCACAGCTCACCCTTTTGACAATAGGAATCTTGCAAGAATATACCCACTAATTCTCCTTGATATTGGTAGAAGATTTGTTTGCCAGGATTAATATCTAAGCCTACTTTCTTCGCCGCTGCAGCTAAAGGCTCATAAGTGCGTTCTTTGCTGCTCAAATCGATGGTTTCGAGGGGCACACCCACTAACGTATCATCGCCGGCTTGTGGGCCGATCACACCCTTAAATCCCATTAGAGCTGGGATAGTAAGATGGACAGCCGCTATACCGTACAGAGAACCTCCAATGTGAGTGAATTTAGCTCCACTAATAAGGTAATTAACCAAGCCATAGAGTCTCCAATCTCCAACTTGGACATTAGGAACCTTACTATTACACTCAATATAATCATCGGCATGTATGCGTGCTAAATCATCATTTACTAAATAGTATTTGAAGCAGAGAATAAAAGCAACCGCATCCACCCAGGCATGCCATTTTGAATTAAAGAACGGTTTAACGCAATATTCAATAACGGACGCCAATCCCCATCCGGGAACAGTAGCATCATATTGTGACCAGTCAGCCGCGAGAAAACCGTATCCATTGGCACTATGCTCAACCATCCAACGCTTTATCATATCAACCCTAGTGGGCTTATCTTGAATTGAAGGGAAGCAGGGAACTTTTGCCTCCTTGATAGCTCTAATAAAAGCGTTTATAAGCATAGCCTCTACGCACGCTTGTATAGCGGAATTTGGAAAGACGGCCCTAGCCTTACCTGGTTTTTCAAGTAAAGCCCCATCTTCCATTTTCCAGCCGTGCTTCTGTATACGTGCAAGAAGAACAATAACGGATGTCAAATCGGTTGGGGAGGCGACCATATGATCGAGAATATAGGCCAACGCATCTTGGACTCTATAAGGATAATCCCCTCCAGTATTACTGTCGTGCACCAGCGTCCCAACAAACTTTCTGGTATCCACCCCTGAATCTATGAGCAAGCGGACAGCAATATCATCTGTTAAAGGGGCACCTCCTTTCTTCAATACAGGATAACCTAACATACCATCATTATCCTGCTCGAACCTTACTCTTGACAGACCGTCTGGTTGTAGAGATCCCATCGGAATATACTGCGCGAGATAATCTCTTACCTCAAGACATGAAGCAATGAATAATTCGCTCTCGGTCGAATTAGCAATATCCGGGATCGCCACGGATTTGATCATACCTTTAATCGCGGTATGAGTAATATCACCAACATTATTTCCATCAAATCCACCACCCGTAAGTGCTTGATCACGCTCAATCTCCCATAGAGTATATTCCGGTGAGTCTTTATCTACTGGTTCCTGTTTCTTATGTTGAGCGAGTACGTCCATCGCATACTGTTTAATTTTAGCTTCTCGCTTCAACAGTTGGCTACTAACCTTGCTGGACTGACCAGATAAAATTTCCATCTTCCCTCGAAATTTCTGGCCTTTCAAAGGTTGAGCGCCGAACATTTTAAAACCAGCCCCGATAGCATTGGTATTGCCGTAGGGGTTATTAGTCGTTTCGACATCCGTGAGATAGTAACGATTCTGCAACTTCTCAGCTAAGTCCGTTCTCGCTGAGAGAGCTCTAGTAACCCTTCTTTTGACAATGTCCATTTGGAGCAACTCCGGACGTGGAGAGTATAAACCATACTTATCAACCGAGAAAAATTTCTCAAGTATGCCAGATGGCGCTCTGAAGTTTAATCCATCCATGAATTAAGTTCCTCCTAATACTTAATGACTGTGATGCCATTACCTGTATGGCTATCAGTGGTTTTGTTTAC